CACCCCTCCGCCGTCAGAGGGGGTCAAGTGTGTTTTATGTGTCAAATCCCTTTTTATATGTGCGCGCGAGGCATCAGATCCCAGTGCTGGCGGTATTTGACCCCTTTGACCCCCAGGGCCTTGCTCGTCAGCTGCTGCTTCCTGAATTTGACACGTTTGACCCTTTTGACCCCCTGTTTTTTTGGATGGGTCATTCGGGGTGTCAAATACAGGGCGATACAAAGCAGCAGGCCGTCCAGCGGTGTCAGGGGGCAACTCACCGTCCTGCACGATCAGCCCCTTGGTAGCCAAAGCCTTCAGGGTGCGGAGTGCTTTCTGCCTGCTGATGTTGCAGTGGCTGGCGATCTCAGCAGCGGTTGTATGAACCTTGTTTTCCCACAGCTGGCAGCAGTGGTCATAGGCAGATTCCTGACGGCCCTGAAGCGACTCCTCCACCTGGGCACGGGCCTCAGCTGCAATGGCATCGTCACCATCACCATGGCTGACCCAACCATCGTCAGTCAGCTCAACCACCAAGTTCGTGGCCTTGCTTCTGCCCATCGGCTTCACAGCAATGCGGTGATCGGTTTGCATCTGGCCCTCAACGGGCAGCTTCAGCCAGTTCAACAACACAGACCAGCTCACAGCACCTGCAAGGCTGTTGCTCCCCCGGCTGGCTGTGATGGCATTGCCGCCAGACACGGACTTGTTGGTGTGGTGAACCAGAACAGTGGTACTGCCAGTGCCAGACAGCACGACTTCAAGCTTGCGGGCTGGGATGTCGAAGTCACTGCTGGCTTCCTCAATCCCAAGCTGGCCGACACAGGCGTGATACGTGTCCACCAGCACCAGTGAGCCCGGATACTTGGACGCCATGGCAGCAATAGCGTCAAGACCGTTGTCGTTGAGCTGCACCGCATCCTCAAGGCTCCAAAGAATGACGCCTTCGGCCAGCTCGTGAAAACACTCACCGTTTTCATCAACGCCCTGGGTGCCCAGGCCCTCACGCTCAAACAGCACCCACCAGTCGGATACGTTTTGGTCCGTGCCAACGATGATCAGCTTGTTGATCTGCCCGTGGATGGGGATGCCAAGGAACTCACCATCACCACGCAGCGCAGCAGCAGCCATCGCCGTCATCAGGGCTGATTTGCCCACCTTGGGTGGTGCCACCACCAAGTTCTGACGGCCACGCATGATGACCCCTTCCCACAGCCAAGGGACAGGCGAAACATCAAGCTTCTGCCCACCTTGCTTTGGCTCAGGGATGCCAACGTTGCGACCAGTGGCCTGCGCCAAGTAGTGAGCTGCTTCACCCTTGCTGAGGACACAGCCAAGCTCTTCAGCTTGGTTCCGCAGCAGCAGCATGCGGTCAACAGAATCAGTCGTTGCGCCAACGACTTTTACGGCTGCGTCTTTGAGTAGTGCGACTTGGTCCAGGCAATCCTGAAGGCTTGGATCCGCGTTGTTGTCGTTGCTTGAGGCGTTGTGTGTAGAACCCATCTTTGGCCTTTGAAGGCGAGAACCATGTGCGTTGTCCGTAAACACCCAGCCGCTCAAGCTCTTTGAAAGCTGCAAGTTCGGGGCTGGTTTCCTCAGGATGCTGAGCATCCCAAGCATCTAAAGCTTGGTCTGACCGTTTGCGCTGCAGGTCTGTGTAATAGCCCTTGGCTGCTAGGTCTTCATCAAACTCACCAGGCAATGACCAGATCTGCCACTGCAGAAGCTCCCATGCCTGGTGCTCCTTGTCGTAGTCAATCACGAGCCAGCGGCTCAGGCTCAGATGCGATGGCCTTTTGCAAAAGCAGGTTGACCCAGCCAGTGCGGCTGACGCCGATTGGTTTTTTGCGGTCCACTTCAGCGATCACCCTTGGGTCAATGAGGACTCGTGTGTTGGTGATCTGTTCCAGTTCAGGCACGTTTTGGGCTTGCTTTGCCGGCGAAGTGTGCCCAGAATGACTCGGCCTGGCAACCCCAAAAAATCAAAGAAATCAAAGGACTGTCATTTTTCCCCGAATGGCACAAGTACATGTACAAGGCTGAGTGGCTGGCGAGGACTGTCACAGGGGTGGTGGGAGCAAAGCTTTCCCCTGATGCGCTGGCCAACATCATGCGATACAAGGATGGCCCAAAGGGATGGGCAGCAAGGGGCCAGCAGATCCACAACGCACTGGAGGGCTATCTCAAAGGTGAGCCCATTGAGTTCGCCGAACACTGGACAGACTGGGTTGATCCAATGCTGGATTGCGAACTGTTCAGGGATGCAAAGGTGATCGCTACCGAATACAGGTTGTGTGATGCCAAGAAGTCCATGGGCGGCTCGTTTGATTTCCTGCTGAAAACGTCAACAGGGGAAATCGTGTTGGGCGACCTCAAAACAGTGGGCAGCAAAAGCAAAGCCCGTACCCGTGGACCAGCCACTGACCAGCTAGGTGGCTACTTGGCCATGCTGATTGACCACCACCCTGCGGTTCACGTCAACAAATGCGTGACTGTTGTGGCCGGACCCAATGAGTGCCGTGTGATCAGGGAAGACCCTGATGACTGTATTGAGGCTTGGCTGGACAGTTGGGACCGGTACAAATTTGAGCAAGAAGAACTGGGTGATTGGTGGTGAGTAATCTGAACTGGACAAAGCTGCTGGACCCGGCAAATGGTGGGCCAGGTGAACCGCCTGGCAGGGCTGAAGCTGTTGAGGCAGCTCAGGAAGCTACACGCCAGCGGTATATCAAACACGGCAAAAAAAGGGCCAAGGGAAGTGTCAAGCGGAAGCAAAAAATCATCCCAAGGGTTGCACGCTAGCCAGTGGCATGCCACCATTCGCAGGCCATCACACACAGGCATTGGACTTCATCAATCAAATCGTTGAGATTGGCATCTGTGAGGTGCAACCAATTAGTCCCACCCCACACTTCTACGGCTACATCTACAACGGGGACAACAGGGAAAAGGTCCGGGTATTCCCCGGCCCCAGAAACCGACCTGACCTCAAAATTGCTGAGCTTCTCAAGCTTGAATCATTCCAGCTTGAAGAAGCTGGTTTGCGCCTCAGGGTGCAGATCACTCATGAATGGAAAGGCGAAAAAGTTGCCTGGTCTGGCCATGCACTACCCATGGCAGAGCAGAGCGCAACTGATCAAAGCATCGTTGAACACTTGCTCAACAAATATGCGCTCAACACAGCCCAGACTGAGCTTCGCTCTCCTGCAGATACCTTCCCACCCAGCAGCATCACCATCACGGTTGATGAGCCAAAGGCAGAATCAAAGCCTGAGCAAATCACCAGCAGGAATCAGGCAAACCAAGCTGAACTTCTTGGGATGGCTGTCTACGAAGGGAAAAACCCATACGAGTTGCTGACAAGGTCAACAGCAAGGGTTGAGGGCAAAACTGACTACCCCCTGATGGTTTTCCTCAGGGTGGTTGCCGACAAACTTGGGGTGGAAGTTTGTGACCTAATTAATGAGGTCATGTGGGATGCCGTCAAATCCGGTCGCATTTGGGATTGCCAATCGGCCAATGGCATGCCATAATATATTCAACGGGGCAGGGATGTCCCTCACACACACAAACCAATGACCATCCAACAGCAAATCGACAGCATCAAGGTTCTTCTTGATGACGCACAAACTTCTTACAGCCACGCCATCGCAGCCAATGACATGACTGCCATGACCACCCACCGCAAGGCTGTCAGCAAGTACCGCAACATGATCGGCAAGCTGGTCAAGCAAAAGCTGGGGATGTGATGACAATTGATTACTCAGTCACCTTCACAGGTGCAGAACTAGACCTTCTCTACGAGTTGACTAGAGATGCACGCAACAACCTTCCTGACTCGGACGACATTCCAGAGCCGGGCAGCTGGGCCAACCAAGTCGCCCTCATGGACCTCAAGCTCACTGACCTTTATCACCAGCGCCGCCGATGAACTACCAAGAGGCCCTGTACCACATGGATCGCTTGGCTGATTGGCAGAACAACGAAGACGAAAGCACTTGGGGCAAGTTCCTCACCCTCATCGGTGAAGGCAACGGGCCTCAACCTTTCCGTCAATCGTTGGGCTACCTAGAAGCCGACCTGCTGGGCAAAGCCTTACAGGCATACGGCTCAAGGCCAGACGCCTTCAAAGAACACCTTTCCAAGTTCTATGAACCCACAAGAAACTGATTACGCCGCACAAAACCGTTTCGTTGAATCGCATCCAGAAGTCATTGAGCAGCTGGCCGCACATCGCAAACGGTTTGAAGCAATCCGTGAGGCAGACCGCAACGTCATCATGGAAGCCCGCAAGGTGACTTCATTGATGGCTGCGTTTGACGCCACCATTGATGCCCAGTTCAGGCAGGAAGATGTCACGGATGAGCATGAAAAACTGCTTAAGGAGTACACCAACCAAGACTCTGAAACTTGGTTCTGGCGCCACCATCAAGCTCAGGAAATGATTCAAGAATCAATCGTGGCTCGGTGTGCGCTGGTGGTTGAAGCCCAGGCCAAATACAAAGAGCTTGAAAACAACCACCAGCACTGCAAACTCTTGGCAGAGGCCAGAGAGATAGCAAGGGAAGCGTACAAAGCACAGCAATCTCAAGCATCAAAACCCCGCCGGGGCCGTCCACCGAAAAACCGCAGCTGACCCATGAACTACAGAGCCTACCGACCACGCCAACGCCGCACCAAGATGTACAGCCCTGAACAAGCCAGCACCAAGATCAACGCCATCGTCACTGTCGTTGCCTTTGCGCTGTTTGGTGCAGCAGCTTGGTACTCAATCACCAGCACACTGGACCAGCAGCAGGCGCAACACTGCGCCCAAGGCTGGCAACCTGCCTGCGAAAAGCTGAAGTAATGGGCAAGGGCATTTACTGGAGCACAACACCGCATCTGTACGTTGCTGGTGCAAAGGCAAGCGCAAAAGCTGCGCTCAGTGAAAGCTCTCCAAAGCTGACTGCATTAGAAAAAGCGTTCTACAACGCTCAACGAAGGCAGCAGTGTCCAACAGCTATACCTTCTACGCCCCAGGCAAACCAGCGCCCCAAGGCAGCAAGAAAGTCCACCGCTACATCAAAGGAAGGGCAATCCTCGGGGAAAGCTCAGCCGCCGTAGATCCGTGGAGGAAGGTTGTTGCCAGCTGTGCCCGCAGGTTGCAACCTGAGCAATGGCATGCCAAACTACCCGTGTCGTTGACGTTGACCTTTGTTTTTGCCAGGCCGAAAGCTCACTTCCGTGCCAATGGCGAACTCAAAGGCAGTGCTCCACAGCATTGCGTCACACGCATCGGGGACCTGGACAAGCTCTGTAGAGCTGTTTGCGATGCACTGACAGGCATTGCATACGACGACGATTCACAGGTTTTCAGCATCAATGCTGAACGCCGTTATGCCACTGCCAGTGAGTCACCAGGCGCCCTAATCACCATCACCACCATTGATGTCTGAACTCGTTAAAGCATTGGTGGCCTTCCACAAGGAAGTCCCATCAATCTCCAAAGACTCCAAAGCTCAATACGGCAAGTACGCAGACCTAGGCGGTGTGTTGTCCACCGTGACACCACCGCTGAGCAAAGCGGGCCTAGTCATCATGCAAACTTTTGAGCCTGCTGAAGGCGAAGGGGCCAATCCACTCCTCATCACCAAGCTGGTCCACACCAGCGGTGAAGAGTGCATCAGCCGTGTGCCCATGATCATTGGCCAAGGTCGCAATCCACTCCATGACTGGGGCGGAAGCTGCACATACCAACGGCGCTACGCCATCCTCAGCATCCTTGGCCTTTGCGCCGACATGGATACGGATGGCAACCTTGACCTTGAGCTGCAGCAAGAGAAAAAGGTCAGTCGCCCTGCTCGCAAAGCTGAATCAGCAAAACCTGCAGATGCAGCGCCAGCAGCAGAGCCCAAGCCTAGTGACCCAATGAAGGATGACGAAAAGGAGCTGCTCCATGGCGTCATCAAGGAACTCAAAGCAGACCACAAGCAAGAGCTGATCAAACGGTTCCGCAAAGAGTTCAACTATCCCGAGGGGCTTGTCAAAGACAAGATCCAAACCTACGCACATCGCACTTTCCTTCAAAATGCCATGAAAGAAATCACTGCCTAATCAATGCCACAGTCACAAGCTGAAGCTGACCTCAAGCGGCGCAAAAACTTCTTTCAAGTGCGGCTTGACGATCATCTTGCCGACAAGTTGCGCCACTTCATGGATTCACGCAACTACAACCAAAACCAAGCTCTCAAAATCATCCTCAGCAAGTTTTTCAACGGAAAGTAATGCTCAACATCACCGCACACGGCAACATCGGCAGAGACCCAGAACTCAAGGAAACCACCAGTTCACAAGTCGCCAACTTCAGCCTCGCCACACGCACCGGCAAGGATGAAACCACTTGGATCAACTGCCAAGTTTGGGGCAAGCGGGCTGACACCGTCATGCAGTACATGCACAAAGGCGACAAGATCACCGTCTGTGGCCAGGGCAAGCTCCAAGAGTATGACCGCAAAGATGGCGGCAAGGGTTACAGCCTGCAGCTGAACGTATCTGACTTCACACTGCCAGCCACACCCAAGAAAGCTGACGACGAAGAGTTCTGATAATCGGGGCAGCAGTGCTGGCGTCTGCGTAAGTCCCCGCTCAACAATGACGAAACCAACCATCAAGCAAGTCTGGAAAGACGGTATCCAGCAGTGGGAAGTGACCCACGCAGGCATGACTCGCTACTTCAAAAATGACTGGCAAGCTCAATGGCACTTTGAGTCCTGCCTCAGGTTGCACCGTGCAACCATCAAGAAATGATTGCGGACTAGGACAGGCTCGCGCGCCTTACGCCCCTCACACCTGATCCGCTGCAGGTCACTTGTCCTCGCCCTTAAAAAAGGATGAGACACAGATCCTAGTCACCAGGCATCAAGGCGGCGTCCATTGATGCAATGTGATTCACAGCCTGTCGCAGCATCTTGGCGTGATGCCAGTTCTGCTGAGCCATGGCCACACACAGGTTCATCAGGGCCTGCTTGTCGTCACAGCTTTTGATTTCACGCACTGTCTTCTCAAGCTGCAACTCCTCTTCAAGCGTTTGCTCAACAACCATCCAATCGGCCCAGCCCATCAGAACCTCCAGCAGCTGCAGGATTTGCCCACCTATAGCCAGCAAATCGCAGCTACGCCACGCTGGGCATCACGGTCAGATGATTGTTGTAGTGGCCTGTTTCCCGATAGCTTTTCATTGGCGTGTTGGACATTGCATGGAACACCATCTGTCCAATCTTCAGCCCAGGGAACAAGGGGATTGCATGGTGCAGCCTTTCGTTCTTCAGCTCCAGCGTCAGCCGTGATCCGTGCCAACCTGGGTCGCACCAGCCAGCAAGCAAGTGATTAAGACCAGATCTTGCACGGCTTGATTTGAGTACAAATTGACTGCTGATGTCGTCGGGCAGGTTAAACAGCTCAAGTGTTTCAGCCAGGCAAAACTCGCCGGACTGAAGCATGAACGGGTCATCTTCTGTCCTGTCTGCAATGTTGATACGCACCAGTTCAGAGCTGTAGATGCTTTCAATCATCAAGTGATCGCCCAAGCGCAGATCCAAGCTGGCAGGGTTCAGTAAGTCTTCATTGAATGGGACGACCATCCGGCTTTGCCGGCACCTGGCCTTGATCTCCCAATCACACAAAACCGCCATCCGTTGGACGCAAAAAATAATCCTACTGAGACTTCACTGATTCACCAAAATCACCCAACCAGTTTTCGGCCCTTCTGCCTGCCAGCGTTGGTAAAACGCAGCCTGCCTGACACGGACATTGCGCCCTAGGTGTGGATTGGAGTGGCCACCCTTTTCCATCTCTGGATAGCCCAGGGGGTCTTGCATGATCCACTCTGGATCGCTGCTGTTCTTGCCTGCATAGCCACTGATCACGCTCCAATGGCCACAGCCCATCCCATTACACATCGGTGGCTCCCCGAGGAGCATGTTCCCCGCATGCAGCCAACCGACCAAGACTGGCCTCCCAGCCTCAAGCTCAAGCTCAACCATGTCAGCATCGCCGTCTTTCCGGAACTCAGCCTGCAGGCCAAGGCTTCGCAAGGCTGCCAGCTGTGCTTCTACTGATGTGGTGTCTCCGTACTTGGCGCGGATTTGGTTGTACTCATCATCTGTACGAACCTTCTTGTAAAACGCCGCCACCATGGCAGCCGCACTCGAAAAGCACTCCCTGTAGCCAGTGCCGGTCTTGTTGTCGAGCTGCCTGAAGTAAGGCATGTAGATCTGCTGGTCATAGCCGCTTTCTTTCCAAGCCTGAAACCAGTCAGCCTCATGCTCCTCCAGTAGTTCCGGCGGCATTGACTCCTCAAGTTGTTTAATTGCAGCCAGCTGGTGGGGCGTACCACGAAAAAACTGAAAGAACGGCAGTAGGGCCAAGCCCATGGCCATCACCAACAAGGTCACTTGGATGATGCCGGACGCCACTCACTTTTCAACTCGTGTGTCAGGCAACAGCAAATCTTTCAGGTGCTTCACAGCAAGGTCATCCAAATCGTTGTCAGTGCGGGTGACAATCTTTTCCAACATCGCCACAATCAACTCTTTAAACGCCCTTGAGCGCCACATGGTCATGACCAAAGGCTTGAGGATTAGAAGCATTTGCTTGGCCTAGTTACCCTTAAAGAGTAGCTCTGTTGCGCCATGGCAGAAACTCCAGAAGACAACCACGAAAAGGAAGGCATCTCTATGGCAGATGTCGTCAAGGCTTTGGTCCTTGCTTGGAGTGCTGCCCTGCTGACTGCCTCGTATTTGGGGATCTTCCCTCAAATGAAAATGGACAACACTTTCGTTGCATCACTGCTCACAGGTGCAATGGCATCATTCGGCATTGAGCGCAAGAACAACGGTGGGGGCAACAAGAAGCCGACTATCGTTGACAACAAAGACACCAAAGCTGGCATCAAATGACCCGCACACTTTTGGTATTGGGAATCACATTGGCGGCTGCTTTGCCTGCCCAGGCAGACATCACTCACAAGATTCAGTCCTCCGTGCAACTGCAAGTTGATGGCGCTGCATCCCAAGCTTCAAGGATTGGCAGCACTCTTTCTGTCAGCGGTAGCAACGTCACTCTGGATACTGCTCCTGTCCTCGGGACTCTCACTGCTGGTTCTGCTGTGGGTTATACGCCAGGTGCCTACAGCATCACAACAGCAGGAGACGCCTTCAGCTACAGCGAGTCCTACATTGAAGGTGATGCCACTCCAACGGCAACCTCAGTGAGCAGCGGTGTTGTCACCAGCCTGCCGATGCTTGGCAACACCACGACCACTTCAGGCGGTGTGGCTGGGAGCTTGGCTGGAACGATCGCATCAGATGGAGCAATGACCATCACAGCCGGTGGTGCTGGCACGACTGCTACTGGCCAAGTTGTCCTCAGCATTGAAGTGGATTGATGCGCTGGCTTTTGCTGCTGTTGCTTTCTGCGCCAGCAGCTTGCGCCGTGCCTGTGGTGCCTCAGTTCACTCAGGGCACAATGTCCAGCCACACAGAAACAACCAGTAAGGTCACTGAAACAATTGTCAGTGAAAACTATTCAACGGGCTTTGAATACAGTGCCAGCGGAGTGAACATTGCTCCAGACGGTGCAATCAACCCCGTCTCCAACACAACGGTCAACGGATGGACCTCTTTAGGAGAACGACCCAACTGGTCAATCGTCAAGCCTGGGGAAGCCTTTCAGTTCGTCGAAAGCCTCAAAGGGCCAGGGCTGTCCAATGTGACAACCATCCAACGCGTGACAGAAATCACAAGCGTTACAGATACGGTTTCATCCTTCTCGGAATAATCAGCACAACACCAGTCAACGCTCAAGACGTTGGCGGCATATCTGCAACAGCAAGCCCAACCGCAACCAGCAGCGGCTCTGTTTCTAATCAGGCAGTGCAGATCCTGCAAGGCTCCGCCATCACCAACACGTACGGCGGAAACATCCAATGCCAAGGCCCGACGCTGACAGTGACGCCATACCTCAACAGAACCAAGTCATGGGGCCTGCCTTACGAATACAGCTACCCAGACCCGGTTTATGACCTGAGTGATTTGGATGATGACGGCAGGCTGGACAACCCAGGTGATGTGCTGTTCTACAAGGACACCCGAACAGGACAGAAGGACAACCACAACTGGAACTTGGGCCTATCCATCCAGGCAACTATCCCGCTGGACCAGGGCCTGCAGCGCAGGTGCAAAGAGGCAGTAGACACGCAGCTGGCACTTCAGCAACAGTTGCTGGCCAATAAACGGCTTGACTTCGAGATCAGCAGGCTCAAGCACTGTGGGGAGCTGATGATGAAGGGCATCCGCTTTGCCAAGGGCAGCCCTTATGAAAAGGTGTGCCGTGATGTCCGGGCACACCAACCTCTTCCTCACACCCATTCTATTTCCGTAAAGACCTCTGGAACTTCCTCCGCTCCCTGACGCTTTCTGGTTTCGGTTTTTTGCCGATTGCCTGCTGAAGTTTCTTCGCCAACTTCTTTATCGCCGGCCTGATTGCCTTGAGCAGGATTGGGGTTGCCAAGGCTGCTGACACAGCAATCGCTGATGTCCCTGCAGTGTTGACCGCTTGCGGAATGGTTGGGATCGCCTCAACAATGCGTTGAGTCAGTGGTTTTGATTCGACAGGTGGTTGTTCTGTTGGCGCTGGTGCTGTTGCTGCTGGTGGTTCTTTTGTGGGGAGCTTGACCGGCGGTGGCTTTGCAGCTGGTGGCGGATCCGCAGGCTTTGGCCTAGCAGGCTTTACAGGCTGCGGTTCAACCTCAGGCTCCATGTCCATGGGGTTGAAGTGCGGCAACTCAATCACAGGCACACCTATATCTAGGGTTATTGGTGGCGCTTGAGGTATTGCAACCTGTGGCAGGTCAACAGCCGAGTTAATCTCAGGCACAACGATTTCACGGATTTCCATGAAGGCAGAGCGGTTTACTGCTGGCCAGCTGTGGATTGAACGTAATCGCAGGCGTGAAGGTCCGCCTGTCGTTTACACCGTCATGTCAGGCAAAACTGCCAGGCCATTTACTGAGCCAAAGGCAATCTTGAAATGGGTCAAATGGCCCAAAGGAACGCCAACTGGTGATTCACTGCGGCAATGGCTTGCGTCGTTTGAGCAGGAAGCTGAAACACCCGCGCCAGAACTTGATATGGCAAAAATCAAGGCTGAAGGTTTCGGGCCTGAAGCCTATGACGAGGACCCAACTGCCGAAACTAAAATGGTGACGTGATTGCAGGGCCGGTCTCCGTTGGCAGCTTTGGCATCTCAGGCATCTCAGGAACAGGCACCTTGTCAAGAATCGTTTTTGTCAGCTCAAGCTTCAGCTTGCTGGCGTAGTTTTCAACCATTGATGGGACACGCAGGTAAGCCAGTACGCCCATTACAGCCAGGGTCGTTGAAATGGTGAAGCCAAGAACACCCAGCAAGTTGCAGACCTTTTGCATATGAAAAAGGCCCCTACAAAGGGGCCACGAAACGTGTGAGGTTCCAACCAGAAGGTAACTCAGAAAGAGAACTTAGCGCCAGTCTTGAAGCCAAGGCCAAGCTCATCACCAGTGCCAAACGAAACCTCACCGTAAAGAGGGCCGCCGCTGATGCCAGCCTTGCCGGTGAACTCAACTTCCTTTTCGCCAGCGTCAGGAAACACGACAGCAGGGCCAGCCTGGATGTAGGCGCCGTTGTCAAAGTCATAGCCGATGTGGCCCTCAAGGATTCCAGAGCCAACGCCAGAATCCAAGCCAACACCAACATTCAGCTCAGGATTGACGTACCAATCTGCGCGTGCAGACAGGGGGGCCAAGGCAAGAGCACCAGCGATGGCACCAAAAACAAGACGCTTGATCATTTGGAAGAGAATTAGCGTTTTCCCTGGCCACGATACTTCTTTCGTCCATGGGACGGTTTTGAATGTGATCCATCCCCTTGACGAGTCTTTTTTGGCTTGCTAGGGACAAAGTTTTGCCCGCTAAGTGACTTGGCCATCAGTAGCCGTCAGTTGAATCCAGGTTCTGATACTTCAGAGCCAAGCCAGTGAACAGACCGTGCTGAGGATGGCTAATCATGTCGCGGCCATCAAGGAAGAACAGCTCTTCCATCCACAGCGTTCTTGCCGCCATAGCTTGTACGTCCTCCGCACCAGGCTTGGAGGCGATCATCGGATCAGGGCGTTGCATTAGATCACCAGCCAGAGGGCTTGCCAGATGCCTGAGTCGGGTTGATCTGCTCAGTGATGCGTGCAGCAAGCTGATCCTGAATCTCAGTGACCTTTTCAGCGCCACCAAGCTTGGCCTGCACTGCTGCCACGATGTCAGCTTCAGTCAGATCCTCAAAATCGGCCAAGGTGTCAGGACGATCAAGACCAACGCTGCCATAAGCACCTGAGTTGTAGGCGTTACCCTCAGAGTCAACCTGATCGCTGATTGCGGTCACGACCCAATGAGCCGTGTGAGCAAAACCGTCGCTGAGGTCTCTGTTGAGGTCAGCGATTTTCCAGACGTAGCTGTTAGCCATGACGATGTGAAGTCAGAGGAAGTTTACTTAGCCAGCCTCAAGGGCGGCAACTTTGGCTTCTAGGGTTTCGATGCGATCCATCGCCTCTTGAAGAGCTTTAACGGCCTTCATGTAAAGCACGGAGTAATTAACCGACTTAGTAACTGTTCCGAGGTCTACGCCTTCGTCATCACGATCAGGTGTGTCAAAGACAAGGCCAGGAGATACAGTCTCAACCTCTTGAGCGACAACACCAATCTGGGTGTGTGTTTGGCCTTCAATAAAGTTGTAGTTACGAACGCGAATGTCTTTGATGTCGTCCCACTGGGAAGAAGCATCTACAATGTTTTCTTTCAGCTTGACGTCAGAAAGTGCGCCGTAGGAGTTGTTGGTATTTTGAACATTTCCATTCGTAAAGACCTTAAAGGAGTTTGTGCCAGAAGTAATGCTAGTTGCACTGTGTTGACCAAGAAAGACAGTATTGCTAGTTCCAGCAGAAAGAGTTGATCTAGATACTATTCCATTGTCACCATTTATAGTAAACATGTCACCCTTGTTTGAAATCCGCATCCGCTCGGTCTTGCTGCCTGCGTTGTCCGCTGTGGTAAAAAACTCAAGTCTTGTCGGGTAATCATTAGAGTTATGCGAACCTTCTGATTCACATAAGATTGCTGCTACTTCGTTATACCCAGACGGATCGTTTGCAAAGAAACGTACACCGCCAATGAATTCACCATCGCCGACACTTGTATCATTTCTGCCAAGAATTAAAGACGATCCACTGGAGTGGACACTCTGTAAGATATTGCCCGATGAGGTTGAAGCTGCGCTAGTCGTCCCAACCAACAACCGCCCAGAGCTGTCAATACGCATCCGCTCGGTTGGAATCGTCCCACCTTCAGAACCACTATTGGTTCTAAAAACAAGCATTCCTTTTGTGTCATCAGCGCTGCCGTCATGAGCGCCATTTACTGAAGCAAGAATGCTTTGTTCGCCACCACTTTGCGTGCCGGTGAACGCCAAGTAGCTAAACCGATGACCATCAGTATCACTGGCGGTGTCATTGGTAAGCGAGAAAATGTAATCAGTGTTTGTACCTGCGATCTCGGCAGTTGCCGAAGCGCCATGCGTAGCACTTGACGTCCCAACCAAAAACCGCCCCGCGCTGTCGACAGTCGCCCTTAAAGCATTATTGGTTGAAAAGTTAATTGGATATTCACCTTGATGCGATAAATGCAACGCATAAGCCGCATTGCCAACAGCTGCTCCACCGCCCGATGAACTTTCAAGACCTACATAAGCATTGCCTGCGGTATTTACAAACTGAAGGTAAGCAGGGTTAGTTCCGGTTGAGGATGTGATGCGAGTTGCCGCACTTATTGCACTTATATCAAGTGTTACCCCAGGGGCTGAAGCGCCAATGCCAACGCGATTAGTGCCTCCATCGACAAACAGCATGTGACTCACGCCGTTTGACTCCACGCGGAAGTCAACATCATTGCTGGGGTCGTTAAATACAACCTCAGAGCTGCCAATCTCAAGGCGCTCTGCACCGCCAGTAGCAAAACCAATCTTGTCAGCACCGCCGCTGAAAAAGCCAGTGTTAGTGTCTGATGCAAAGCTGAGGCCAGGCGCTGTGGCACCACCGTCCTCAATCAGCATCGTGCCGTCAAGCTCACGCAGCGTGATCCATGCGTTGTTGGCGCTGTTCCTGATCTTCAGGACGTTGGCAGTCGTATCTGCCCACCATTGATATGCGTAAGTTGTTGCTGGCTCAGAACTGCCGCTGTTGTTGCTGACGATTGCAGCAAGGGCGTTATTTAAGTCAGAACGGACCGCAGCCCCCGTTCCATTAGCAATCACATAATCGTGAGTAGCCATGCCTCAGCCCGTTTTGGACAACATTGCTTGTATGTTAAACCGCCTTGCCATAGCCCACAGCCGCATAGGTGAAGTTCCTGTCAACGTTGGCGTCACTGCTGTTCAAGATGTCCACGTCAAAGCCAGTAGCACTCACATTGCTGACGTTTAGCCGCTCACCGTTGCCGAGGTTCTGAACCGTTATCGCAACACTAGGCAGGTAAGCGTTCGATCCACCAAGCGATGCTGTGCCCACGAAAAACGCTTTGTCGAATGTCACGCTCTTGGTGCTGGTGCCTGAGGCGATAGTGCCGTTGCTGTTTTCTTGCCGACGCTGGAACGTCGCTTCGTAGCCCAGCTCATCAATCAATATGTTCTGCGCAATATCAGAGCTGTTCAGCTCTGCTTTGAACTGGAACGCCCTGGCCTCAAACGTTCCAGAAATGAACTCCTGCCATGCGCCGTAAGTCGGCGAGCCTGACGGATCATCGTTGGTGCTTCTGAAATACAGCTTGGCATTGACTGCGTCAGCTTCTGTGCCATCGAAATCGTTCCAATCATCAACATTTGCTGTGCGGGCATCAATGGTGTCGTTGGGGAAGAAAGCCCTGGTGACAAAGCGCCTTGTGATGTCGAGTGAGAAACGTGCGCCAAGATCAAGCGTATTGTTGAATTGATACTCGGCAGAGCTAAGAACGTCGCCCAAGAAGTCAAAAGAAGTGACTTCGTCAACGTCTGTCACATCATCAACATCCTCGTCACCGTCAATCACCAGCGCATCAAGGTCGTCGCTGTAGAAGCAGTCAGTCTTTGTGCCCTGATAAGGCGGTGTATCTTGATCTTCCCTGCGGGTTTGAACTGCAAGCCGTCCCAAGGTGTCCGGGAACTGCATGATTACGCTGGTTGCGTTCGTACTCTTGTTGCCTAAGTCGTCCTCAAACTTGGCGAATATCTCACCAGCGACTAGCGGAACAATGGCTTCAGTCGAGTTGCCAGCAACGGCAGGGATTAGGTCAACTGAATTAGGCCAAGTCGCTGTCCCGTCAGTCAAGCTACTGTGCTTGATGTGAACAAGACCGTTCACCTTTACGTCAAGATCAACAGTCTGATTCCAACGCAGACGAGCACTGTTGGCGCTGATCGGTTCAA